GTTGTGAAACGATTGTTAAGAATTTCTCTACCTACACCGGCAACATCTTTTGCAACTCCACTGATTTCTTGAGTTACTCCTCTGGCAGCATCAGAGATATCCTTGTAGATACCTGCTTTTGCTTCCTGAACGGTAGACTCTACCTTCTGAATGTCAGCTTTAGTGTCATTGATTTTGTCCCATACAGAAACTGCAGCCGCACCAAAGCCACCACCTACCAATGCACCTCCAACAGCACCCCAACCGGAACCCCAGCCAGAATTATGATTACCACAGCAACAACCATCGTTACAGCCTCTGTCCGCGATTACACAACGCCATCGCCGGCACCTTTTACTTCTACTCCCATAATTGTAAGGTTTTAAAGATTAATACTTAGGTTAATTATACATTAAATACAGAATGGTGTTGTATTTTTATTACCCCAAATTAAATACGTATTCATAAGTAATTGTTGCACCACCCTGAGTGATATCAAGTGTAAGTTTTTTACCTGATCCACTTTGAGTAACTGTAACCGTAGCAGATCTTGATGATTCTTCGATATTCTCTGAAGCTTTACTTGATACAGTCTTACCACTAACTGTAACAGAAGACCAAGAGGGAGTACCAGACAAACTTACACCTACATCATAAGTATCTGAAGTTTCGGAACCATTAATTACTTTTTTCTTATAGGATATAAAAGTCTTAGATAAAGTATCCCCTGAAGCAGCATGGTGAATGGATTCACTTGCACCAGCACCATCCCAATAAAAGTAGTAATTATAACTTACACTAGCACCACCCTGAGTAATATCTACATAATCAGAAGCCCCATCATAGTTAGCAAAGACTCTAACGGTTCTAGAACTGGTACTACTGTTTGAAGAAGCAGTAAGGGTAGTCCCAGATAATGTAAAACCTGAAATACCATTGGTACTTAAGGATGGGTCAGCAGTATCATAGCCATCACTTACTGTGTAACCAGAAGTATAATTTGAATATCGATCTCTACTTGCACTTGGGTATAAAGTTACACTCCCCCCAGTATTAGAGATAGTGTATGAACTAGCAGTTAGAGTTACAGACCATGAACCATAAGAATAGCTCAACCATTTATTTGCCTCTTGATATACAGGTATACTTACAGATTTAGTTTTACCATTGAGTGATAAAGTACCAGTAAGTGTACCTACTTGGGTTCTAGATTTTACGGTATCTTCCAGATTACTTGCACTAACTGCAGTACCATAACTAATACTAGCACCACTTGTAATCGTACCTCCTCCCGTTGTAGAACCATTCCATCCCCAGGTCTGGGAATAAGTTGGCAAAGTAGTAAATGAACTTCTTGTACCTCCACTTGCAGGTATATCGGTTACAGCTCCACCACTTGCAGTAATTTCACTATAAGTCTTATAACCTGCAGATTGAGAACAAGATATGGTTACTTTCTTATTGGTTTCTGCTTGGGTTAAAGTTACGGTACCACTACGAGTACTGGTAGAAGTATTATTACCCATAGTTACTGAAGTACCGGTACCGGATATACTTCCTCCATTAGCTCTAGTATAAGTTAAAGAAATTTGGTTACCATAATTATGGCCATTTCTTAATTCTTGCTTGTATGAAGTTACCGTGAAAGTTTTAGTACCTCCAGTTGCCCCAAAAGACATAGAAGTGGGGTTTACACTAAATCCATAACTCCAAGATTGAGATGCAGCAGCTTGAGTAAAGGTTACTTTAAAAGTTTTACCAGATTCGTTCTGTGTAACAAGAGTATTGGAATCTGACCGAGAGGTTAATCCCAGATTCTCTGAAGCAGTCCAAGGAGGTACTTGATTACCGTGATTAGTTACCCATGTAGGTGTATTACTAATAATATAATTTACAGTAACTTCAGCTCCATTAGCTACTCCATCCCAATATTTCTGTTTCGTAGAAATAAAACCAAAACCCTGATTAGAAGAGCTGGGGTTACCCAAAGCATCAAAGCTTATACTACTGTATCTAGAAGTAAATGTATACTTATAGGTTACCTTATGAATATCTTCGAGTTTGACACATTCATTATTTCCATAGGAACTGGCATTGGATAGTTCCAACCCCACATAATTTTCCCCTGTTCCTGTCGAGGAGAGTGCTAACAATTCAGCCTTGGTAGGGCAGTCATTTCCTGTCTTACCAAGGCCTACTTTAGTTTTGACAGCACTCCAGGTTGCTATCTCTCCCATGATTATTTATTTTTAAGTTCTTGAATCTCAGCCTTCAAAGCCTTAATCTCATCGTAGAGAAGTTTAACACCTTCAATTGCCAAAGTTGACATCTTGTGATATTTAACTTGTTTTACGAGTACATATTCTTCTCCATTGATTTCCAAAGTTTCGAATTCCTCTGGATTAGGTACTGTAGATTTCTCTACTGGAACTTCCTCTACATATTTACCAAATCCCAATCCCTCAAGATTCTGAGCAATAGTTCCCTCGTCCTCTTTACCAAGCATTTCGAATGACTTAGTTGGTATCTGGCAAATCTGTTCCAGAGTATGATTCAAATCCTTAATATTAGATTTGAGTCGAACATCTGAAGACTCTTTGAAGAAACCCGAAGGAGCCGTAGTCTTAGCAAATACTACCTGGTCGGTAGTTGCCAAACTCAATTGAGCTCTAGTTACTACGTGAGGATTATCTCTTCTACCAGCATGGCTATTGATAGAAGTCTGAGCAGCAGTACCTGCAGCCTTAGCATCAGCAATAGCAGTAGCTTGAGCAGTAGATACTGGCTTATCAGCATCAGAAGTATTATTAACATTACCCAATCCAACCTGAGTTTTAGTAACTGCATGAGGATTAGATTTATTGGCAATGTGATTATTTACCTTAGTTTCTAAGGCAGTTACATCTGAACCCGTATCGGCAATCAAACCATCAACGTAAGTTTTCAATTCTGTACGAAGAGCATTGATAGCATTAGTTCTATTGGTAATCTCATTTGCCAACCCCTGTACCGTATTATCCAAGTTAGTCTTATCAGCTGCAGTCATTACACCTGCAGTAGTCTTAGTTGCTGCTGGTATGGTGACATTCACATCTGTACCCCTACTATATGAGCCCTCTTCGGTATTCTTTACCCATCTAAAATACTTTAATCCGAGATTATTCGTATTTTGGGTAACACCGTTTATTACCGTCATTATCTCCTGAGGTAAACTATTGATTAGTTTATCATGCTCATTATCTTTTGCAATACGAGCCTCTTGTTCATCCTCTATGGCTTTCGGTAGGGTTTGATTAAGTTTTATTACACTTTCTGCCTCCATCAAACCGGCTTCTTGAGTAGTGGCATTGGTTAGTGGAATAAGCATCCCCTCAGGCTGATCTATGTAATGACCCTGGTCATCTAAAGAAGAATAATTACACTGAATAATTATATTCCTCTTGTTTCTGTTAGCTATTGAAATATTACTGATTAAATTTCTAGGCATACTAGATACCACATCCTCAAGATGTTTACCTCTACTACCCTCGAAAGCAGTACCTGCAATTTCTCCAATAATAAGGGAAGAAGTGTTACTATCTACGAATTTAGTACCTGACCAACGGAATTGATAAGGAGGTTCCCCATTAGCAACATTAATGTATATCTTACCAGATTCTCCAGTTACCGGAGTTTGGTGAGTAGCATCAGTATACAACTGAACATTAGTAAGACCTCCAGTAGAGCTTACTTCATAAGTAGCGTATACCTCGATTACATCGTCTACATATGAAGGCAAATGGTTAGCTGGTACCAATCCATTACCATCTAATGGAGCAAACCCATCAGCTTGTCCCTTAGTTGCTACAAAGGAATCATGCTTGGCTTCTAGAGTATCAATGTTATTCTGCAATTTAGTTTCAAGAGCAGTATCTGCATTCTTCCTATCTTGAATCTCTTTTTCTAAGGCAGCAGTCTGAGAATCCCCCAGATTTTTAATAGCTGTATCAATTGCCTCTTGTCTATCCTCAGCTTCCTTAGCAATAGCATTGGGTAAAGTCTCATCAAGATTAATCTTATCTTGAGCAGTCATTACTCCGGCAAGGGTGTTGTTTGCTGCAGGGATATAAGTAGTCTTATAATCTTCTGGCTCGTGAGTATAAACACCCTCTTCTTTTTTAGAAGAGAAGTTATGAGTTAAAGTTACATGACTACTTTGCTGGCCTACCTCAACTGGGCTATTACCAGATAAGATGATAATATTGTCTGGTATAGAATCAAACAATTTCTTATCTGCTGCAGTTTGTACACCGGCTCGTGACTTAGAGGCAGGAGCAATCTCCAAGAATCTACGTGGATCATCACCCCAACCGGAGCCTTTAGATATATATTCGCCAGTTTCTGAATCTATTTCGGCTAAATTTAAGTACAATCTTACAGTACTCTCAGTTTGTACTTTACTACTGAATCCTTCAGATATAGCCTTTGGTATAGAATCAAACAATTTCTTATCTGCTGCAGTTTGTACACCGGCCTTCTCTGCAGTAGAAGCAGGCAAAGTAATTGGATTCTGTTCTACGGTACCATCCTCAATTATCGTTTTAGTAGCAGCAATGCCTATTGAAGTCTCATTTGGAGTTACATCCCCAAGAGCAAAGTTAACAGTAGTAATTCTATCTAACTCTACCTTATCCTTAGCAGTCATCGTACCGGCTTTAGTATCTGATGCCTGAGGCAAATCAAAGGTTTCTGTAGTATCAGCATTCAGACCATTATCCTTAGTTACGGTTACGGTTACTTTACTTGCATCGGAATCAGCCGATATATCTGTAAGGGCATTTTCATCCAACCCATCCAACTTAATCTTATCTGCTGCAGACATGACTCCTGCAAGAGATTGGGTTACCGGGAGAAGTTCTTTAATGGCCTCATTGGATTCTCCGTATTGGTTGTTAGAAACGTCCTTAGTAGAAGTATTTACCTTGAAAGTAAGTTTAGAGTCATCTCTACTTATTTCACTTACACCAGTAACCATGGTATTAGGTAAAGCATCAGAAGTTGCTTCCTCGGCTACCAACCTTTCTTCGTGATCATTGGTAATATTGGTAAATTTGTTATCCAAAGATGTATCTGCATCTATTCTATCTTGGATTTCTTTATCGATACGTTTACCAAGAGCGGTGTCTGCAGCAATACGAGCAGCTTCTTCTGCATCGATATTATCTTGAAGAACTTTATCAGCAGCCTTTCTCTCTTCACTCTCGGTATTAAGGTCAGAAGTATTCTGATCAATCTTTGCTTCCAACCGAATATCTTCAGCTTTACGAGCAGCAATTTCGTTATTTAACAGATCCGTAATGGCCGTATAATTACCATTGGTATTATCCTGAATACCCTGGATTAATTCCAGGTTACGTTGGATATTAGCAGTATTCTGAGTTACCAGAGCATTAGTAGCATTCAGGGAAGTTAACAACTCTGTACGAGTTTCACTTACAAAAGTTCTCAGCTCATTTACCGTAGTAGTAAGAGTATTACTCAGGTTAGTGAATGATTGTTGTAAAGTATTATCTCCCTGTTCTCGTAAGTTCTTTTCGGCTTCAAGCTTATTCTCCAACTCTGTAAGCTTAGCAGTCATAGTTGCTGCAAAGTTGGGATCATCACCGAGAGCCTTAGCAATCTCTGCCAAAGTGTCCAATACTTCAGGGGCTGAACCAATAATATTTTGGATTGCAGCCTCTACTTGTTCTGCATTCTGAAAGTCAGAATCGTTTAATAACTCTGATACCTTAGTGATGTAGTTTGCATGTTCTTCAATGCCATCAAGTTTAGCATATAGCAAATCCGTGAAGTCATTAGAAGAAAGTACTTTACCATCTACTTTATCTACCTTCTTATTATCCAGTGCTTGGTCGGCAGCAATCCTATCTGCCTTCTCTTGAGCAAGAGCATTACTGATAAGTGTATCTTGATTAGCTCTATCAGTTGCTTCTTTATCAATATTGGTTTGAAGTAGAGTATCTCCAGCTAAGCGGTCATTCTTTTCGGTAAGGATATCCTTATTAATACCAGCCATATCATCCTTGTGATTCTGAAGGTTGGTATCAAGCTTGGCCTCAAGAGAAGTCTCTTTGGCAATTGCTCGGTCTTTCTCTGCATTAATAGCAGTAGTGTTGGCATTTACCTTTGCTTTTAGTTCATTCATAGCATCGGTATTACCTGCCTCTAGAGAATCAATACGAACTCCCAAAGCATTATCACCAGCAATACGATTTTCCTTTTCTTGTTCAAGCTTAGTGTTAATATTAGCTACTTTGGATTCCAAAGCTTGCTTGGTATTATCCAACTTAGCAGTAAACTCAGTACTCAAAGCTTTATCAGCTGCAGTACGGTCTGCTACTTCTTTATCTAAGTTAACCTGGAGAACTTGGTCGGCAGCCTTTCTTTCTACACTCTCAGTATTAAGGTCGATATTGAGAGTATCGATACGAGAACTCAAGGCACTATCAGTATTAGTACGATCAATGATTTCTTCGTTAATCATATCCTTAACTTCCTTGTAGTTATCACCTACAGTCTTAGTTAAGTTTGTGATTGCCTCTGAATTTCTTTCAATACTATGTTGGTTAGTGGCAATAGCAGTAGTATTTGCATTTACCTGCTCAGTAAGCTCATTACGCAATGTATTGATAGACTCTTGCATACTCAATGCCAAGTCTGAAATACGTTGGTTAACGTTAGCCAGACTTTGAGTATAGGCTTCATCTGCAGTCTTTCTTTCGGCAATCTCTTTATCCAAGCTAGATTGAATTGCGGCATCTGCATCTTTACGGTCTTGGATTTCCTTGTTAAGATTGTCTTTTACAACTCCAAGAGCAGCATCACCAATAGCAGACTTATTGTCTACATATTCTTTCAGTTTAGTTTCAAGAGCTGTATCAGCATCCTTACGAGCTTGAACTTCAGCAGCTACCTCAGCACTGTTTGCCTCATCACCCGCAATTCGGTCTTCGATTTCTTGGTTAACCTGTTCTGTGATTGCAGCCAATTTCTTGGTAATGGTAGCAGCAAAGTTGGGGTCATTTCCAAGGGCATCAGCAATTTCCTTAAGAGTATCAAGTACTTCTGGAGCAGAACCAATAATCTTTTGGATAGCTGCATTTACCTCTTCCTCAGTTTGGAAACCAGAATCGTTGATAAGCTGAGAAAGATGCGTAATATAATTTGCCTTTTCCTCAATTCCATCAAGTTTAGCTTTGAGTATATCGGTAAAGTCATTCTTAGTCAAAGAATAGCCTTCACGTTTATCTACTTTCTTAGTATCAAGATCTTTATCACCTTTTTCTCTAGCAGCAGCCTCGGCAGCAATAGCATTAAGCAATTGCTCCTTGTCTTCTACACCCTGCTCTTTTACATCTTCAATTTTGTGTTCAAGAACTAAATCCTGAGCAGCACGAGTAGTAGCCTCTAAATCGATATTGTTCTGTAATACTTGGTCTGCAACAGTACGGGCCTGAACTTCTTTATCAATATTACCTTGAAGAGCATTATCTGCATTGGTACGGTCTGTTACCTCTTTAGAGATTTCATTGTGAAGAACTTGGTCCTCAGAATGACGGTCTACCTTCTCTTGGTCAATTTTACCTTGAAGAGCTAAAGTATCTGCCTGGCGATTAGTGATTTCTTCGTTAATCTTAGAATCCAGTACAGTATCTGCGTTAGTACGATTTGCAGTTTCTTCTGCAATCTTTGACTCAAGGGATGCCTTATCATTGATATGGAGAGTTTTAAGGTCATTTACACTTTCCTTAATCTCATTATCGGCAGCAATACGTTCATCTTTTTCCTTTTGGATAAGGTCCTTGAGTTCCTTCTCAAGTTCACCATTACCTTGATTTACCTTATCTTCAAGGTCTTTGATGTCTTCGGCATTCTTATCTACCTTCTTCTCAACTCTGTCGATTTCAGCTTTTAAATCTGCCTTAACCGTATCAATCTTCTTATTGATTTGGTCTAACCCATATTCGAGGTTATCCTGAACTGCGGCTACTGCAGCACCCAAGGCAGCTTCAGCTTCCTTAGCCCGATTAACCTCTTCAGTTAAGGCAGTACGAAGGTCGGTTAATTTATTAGTGATAGTAGTTGCAAAGTTGGGGTCATTACCCAAAGCTTCTGCTAACTCTTTAAGAGTATCAAGAGCATCATCTGCACCATCAACCAAATCACTAATCATCTGTTTAACTTCTTCCTCAGTTTGATACTTTAAGTCATTTTCAAGCTGAGATACCTTAGTGATGTAGTTTGCATGTTCTTCAATGCCATCAAGTTTAGCTTTTAACTCATCAGTGAAGTCATTCTTAGATAAGTCATACCCTTCCTTCTTATCTACCTTATTTTTGATAGAAAGTACGAAAGCCCAGAACTCATTTATAGTTCCCCCAAAGCCAGCACGAACAAAGTCATCATAGTAACCCTGTAACAACCGCTGGTCAATCTCTTCGCAGGTGTAATATTTACTTACATACATATTTATAAAATTTAAGGATTAATTACTGAACGTTGACGACCCAGTAAGAATTCCGAATCTATATCCCTGAATGGTTCTCCCTCTGAACCACAGAAGGCATTCATTGGTATATTCGGATTTTCTGGATCTACATCTCCACCGTCTTCTATATCCCCCCGTATGCAAGCATAATCGGGAAGCTTATTTACACGGAATTTCATTACCTGGCCTATACCAGGATGAGGTATTATTTTATCCCAGATATCACCGAAGTAATCTTGAAAGCAGGTGACAAATTTGTTTCCGGTCATCGATTGAAATGCCGTTACATCGTTGCCATTACCTTTCATTTCAATATGAACTCCAGATGTACCATTAAGGATAACCAGATTACTATCAAACCAGATTCCACTGGAGGTAGTAATTGGGGTCCACCTCAGTACTAACATCTTTGCCATACACTTAATGTTTTATTCTACAAATTCAATTTTGGTATCTCGGTCTCTCTTTAGGATAACCATGAAAACTAGGGCCTCATCCTTTGCCTGAGCAGTTTGAGTGTCACCGGATGGTTTATACGTTATACCATTGATTACGAACCTATCTTGTTCCCAATTAAAATCCCAATATCCCTCAGAGGTAAGATAACCAATCTGTTCTATATAAGATTTAGAAATTAGTATTGATAAGTTTTCATCGTCCAATTCTCCAGTTACTGTAGCCTTATTAATTGGCCAGTTTCTGAAAGCATTGTAGTAACATAATGCCTCGATTTGGATATTGTAATACTTGGGTATACTATCTTCGGCATGACTGAGAAGTTGGTTAACATTTTTTGCCCAAGTTATGGTTTGTCTACCAGCATCCCAATCCAAGAAATCGGTGATAATTTTCTTGTATCTATCCCAAGAGCGGTTCTTTACCATTCTCCATGGTTCTTTTGTCATAGTTTAGTTAAAATTGAGTCATTACCACCCTTTACTGGTGTACTTGGGTTAGGCCCATCTAATATACCAGGTTTTCTTCGGTTAACTACCCTTGGTATTACAGTTCTGAATACTTCATCACAGAACGGTAAGTAGATTTCTAACCGTGAAGCTAACATACAAAGGTTCTTTCTTAATTCATCTATTAATCCACCCGGTTGCATTGCTTGAGAGAGTGTTTTCCATAGGGAACTTGTAGCATCTGCCAAGGTATCATAATATTGCACTTCAGTAGGCCCAGTAGTGATTTGTTTAATTCTATCACCTCGGGCAAGTTCTGGTTTAGAGGTACCATCACCGGTTTGTTCTTTGGTAGAAGTTAATTGACTTAAATATTCAGAAGTACTCGTTAATAAGTTAAGTATCTTCACATTAAGAAAATCCCATGCTGCCAATTCCATTATTAATTGGTTTTCTAGTGCTTCATACCATAATTCGTCAGTATATTTATCTGGTGGAATTGTATGATTTACTAGAGGTCCAATATAATATTGCCACTTGGTGATGTAAATGGATTTATCCTCTCGTGTCATACCATCGGAGATTTCTGATGGAATATAATGGTCAATTAAATTATATATTGTATCGGCTAATGCCGTATGCCCATAATCACAAACTACCAGAGTCTTATCTACGGTGATATCTAAACCATTCGAGTTAGTTACATGTAGGGTTACTGTATAGAAACCGGGAGCTTCATAAGAATAGGAAACATGTCTTCCACCATTGAAAACCTCTCCCTTATCATCGCCAAAGTCCCAGTCAAAAATAGATTTGGCCGGGACTTTGGATATGACTCTGAATGAAACTTCCAGACCTGACGTAACGTACAAAAAGTCCAGATTATTTTTCATATTAGTCTGTCTTATGTAATTTTCATATATTAACCTTTAGAAGAAGATTCAAATTCTTCCAGCAAAGCCTGGAGAAGTGTTTCTACTGTATCATCTTTCTCGGCAACGATTTCATGTAAACCAGCTACTAGCTTCAGTTCTTCAAGAGAATATCCCTTTGAAAGCTTTTCCAAAGTCATGCCCTTTTTAAACTGGGCATTTAACCTCTTGTCCAACTTTTCGATGTCAGCCTCCGAATACTTTTCGATTTCCGATTTATCAGCAATGATAATCA